CTTCCATCTGCCGAGAGATGTTCGCCATGGACGGATCGTTCATAATGTCCAGAGCTTTGTTTATTTCACTGCCGGACCCCCATGTTATGTTTCCGGCGGGTTCTCCGTACTCGCCTGTCAACAACAAACGCCGAATAGTGGGATCGTTGCGAAGAGCATCGGCCACGACAACTTTGCCGTACCTGTCAAAGCTCCCGGGTGGCAGTTGATGCATGGGCGTTTCCGCAATACGCCGTATCCAGTCTTCTCCCATGGCGGGAACCGCGCCCGGCGCTTTGGGGTTGGCCTCTAAACGCGAACGCATCCAACGAACGGCTTCTTCGGGAGAAGTCTGAAATCCTTCTTTGTGCATTTGGAGCAACCGCTCCGCCTTGGCCATGTTTATGTCCCAAGGCGTTTGTGGTGACGTCACCGCGACAACACCATACCCGGCCTCGGGCGGAAGACCGACTGCTTCGGCGGCGCGCTTAGACACCGCTTGCGCCGTTGGGTACCAGCCTTGCGAAGCCTCAACTTTCGCGGGAGCCATAAGTTCATTGGCAATAAATTTAAGGTTCTCGGCTCCTTGGCGCACACCGTAGTCGTATATTTTTTCTGGGTCGGTAGACCTGACGTGCGTCATGTACGGGTCTTCGGCAAGCTGCGCCATGTTCTTTTCGAAAGCCTTGGGGTTGGCCCGTAAGGCTTCGCCGCTTTGTATAAGCAGTTTTTCGTCGGGATTTCCGAAAACGGCAAAATTCGGAGCGGTGGGGCGCCGCGTGCTTATCATCAAAGGACTGTCGGCGCCTTCAAGACCAGCCGTCGGAAACACAGCAAGCGGGGAGGAGGCTTTGGTGGCTTTCGGCGCCTTATCCACGGCAAGCGACGCAGCCTTCTTCGCAGCAGCCTCAGCGGCTTTTTCTTCCGCCTTCTTCGCGGCTTTCTTAGCCGCCGCTTTAGCAACAGTAGACGCGATGCCCATTACTTCTTGCCCTTACGCTTGACTGCTAAAGACAACACGCGGCCGCCGTGTGCTTTGGCGGTAGCACCACCCTTGGCGTAGCGGCGTTTGATTTCTAAAAGATCAGGATCAAAGACGACGTAGTTGCTGGTGCCGCTTCCTGCACCGCGGGAGCCTTGATCGAGGTATCTGATGCCGGGGACACCAAGACTGCGCGTTTGATCGTGTCCCATCCCGTAAAGGTCTGAACCTTTCATTTCGCCAACGCCTTCATCTGTCCTGAATTGAAGCCTGCGGCGCCAATTCCTGTCAGCCAGAACTTTTTTATATATATCCGGTTGCGCGCTTAACGGCGCATCCCAGTCTAAAAAGTGGTCTGGGTGAGCGTTTATGTCAACTTCGTACAGGTGGCCGCGCTCGCCGTGAGAGACGGCTTTGCCACGCATTGCTTCAACCTCTGCACGCGCCTTCAAGGCTTCGGTATAGTCGGTTTCTATCAGCGCCCTCTCAAGGGGGTCTTCGTTGCCTGTCATCCCAGCAAATGCTTCACGGGCCTTGTCCCAATTAGGTTGCATACCTTGCAGAACAGGGTCTACGTCGCCTCGGTACTTAGCGACCATCCGTTGCATGCTCGTAGGAGCGTGAAACTTTCGGCCGTCAACTACAATAGGAACCGGAAGATCCTTACTTAAAGCGTTCCGGTATTCTATAGCCGTGGGTTCAACACCCGCGATATACGTCCCGCGCCCGTAGGCTTGCGCACCCTCGCCTGTGCCAATTTTTGACAGATCAAACTTGTCAAACTCGTGGGGCGAACCGTGCCAACCCCGGATACCAGCGCGCTCAACCGCCAGAGGTGCCTTCTCGGCGGCAGCCTTCGCAGGCTTAACCGCGAGCGACGCGGCCTTCTTTGCGGCGGCCTTCGCGCCCTTGCCCAAGACCTTGCCGACGACGGGCACCACGGCGAGGGGCGACATCGCGGCGACCTGCTCCAACATCGACGCCGTGTCCAAGTCTCCAGCCGCGCGAAGGTCACGCGCCTGCGCGCGTATGTCGGCAAAGTCCTGCACGGACGTCACGGGGTTGACCATGTCCACGGCGAACTTGACGGGGTCTTTGCGGAAATCGCCTGCCATGTCCGAGGCGATGCGGCTCACGTCCTCGCCGATCTCGACGGGCTCGTTGTCGCGCAGGTAGCGGTACACGCTGCCGGGGATGTCCGCCGCGCCGCGCAGGAGCGCGCCGGGGTTGCTCGCCATGCCAAGCAGGTTTGCTCCCTTCTGGCGATTGGCGGCACGGCGCTTGGCGTCGAACTCGCGCTTGCGCGCTTCCATGGCGATCTCGCGGGGCGTCATGCCGGCCATCGTCAGCCCCTGCCCTTCACGGCAAAGCGCGGCTTCGGCTGCGGCACGAACTGCTTGCCCTTGGCCATGCCCTCGCGCTTGGCGCGGGTGGTGGCGGCGTACTCCTTGGCCGACATGGACTGGATCTTGGCCTTGGGCAGGTATCTCTCGCCGGTGGCCTCGGGCCCCTGCGTCGAGGGCTTGCCGGACTTGGTGCCCCAGTCCTCCTTGCTCCAGCGCGAGAGGGACTTCTGCGCCTCGGTCTTCGGGCCCTTATAGCCGCCGCCCGACTTCTGATACCGCTGCGAGGCGAGCTGGGCCTTGCGCGCGGACCACTGGCCCGGCTTGCCGCCCTTGTCGCCGGCCTTGACGCTGGCGACGATCCGCTTCCATTTGCCTTCGTCCGTGCGGGCCATTACTGCAGGTCCGGGCCCGGAGTGAAGGTCGCGTCTGAGGGCTCTTCTTCACCCAGATCAGGCGCCACAAACTCAGCCGGCGTGTACGGAACGGGCGTCGTTTCCTCCGGTGAGGCATGAACAGTGCCAAGCACAACGCCGCGCGTCGCCGTCTTCTGGCGAGCAGTGCGTGCCTTGAGTTGCGCCGCACGCTTCGGCACACGGGCCTCAATATCACGCAGCATTTGCTCTATCTCAGCAGGGCCCTTGGTCGCGAGCATTTTGGCTACACGATCATAAACGGCGTTTGAAACTTCTGCTCTCCGCAGCCGACCCAACACATCAAGAGAATACTTCACCAATTTGCCGGGACTTGAGAGCAAATCTACCGCACCCTCGACGTCACCCTCTGCTATTTGCCTCTCAATGTTTTCTTTTGAGGACAGGCGCCCAGCCGTTGGACTGCCGCCCAAAATCTTAGATCTCTGCCCAAAAAGTTCTGACTCGCGCGTAAGAGCATTTTTCAGGACAACATATTCCTTGGGCTCAAGGATTGTCTTCATGATGTTGTCTTCGTTTTCGCTCAGATAAGACGCCGCCACATCGCGCGGTTTCTTGACGTTCTCAATCGGTTGAACGAAACGCTGCATGTAACCCGTTTTCAACGCCGCACGCTCGCCCGGAGAACTTTCGGTCCAAAGTTTCTTAACTTCTTGCCAACGCATACTCGGAATATCTTCACGCCCCGATTTAAGCGCCTCGGCAAGATCGGAGTCGCCCTTAAACTGTTTGAGAGCATCCTCGTAACCCGGAACGATTTCCTTCAGGCGTTCGCGCAGCCTGTTTCGCATCGGCTTGAGAGAGGCGGCTTGAGCTTTATCATCAGCTCCCAAACTTTTTTCCAATCCGCGTATTTTACTGTCTAGTCTGCGTTTGATGAAATCAAGCGTGCGAACGTCAGGCTTGACGCCCGTGATATTGGCGCCAACTAGATTACCTTGCACATCGAGAACCGGATCAAAAATAGGCTTCAGTGTAAACTCGGCTTTTTCTGCGGGAGTTTTAACACCAGCAGCAAAGTTCTTGTTTAGTTTTTGAGCTTCAACAAAAGCTTTCTTTATCTCATCTTCTTGCAGAAGTTCGTTTATGTCTAAATCATTAACTTCACCGTACTCATACGCTTTTTTGTAGTAAGGCTTGGCCCTTGTTTTTAAGTTTTCAAGAAATTGCGCTTCGGTGGCAAAATAGTCAGGCGTGTTTACGACATTCTGAACCGTGCCCTTAACGCGCGAAGCTGTCTGCCCCTGTTCTCCCGCGATAGTTCTAAGAAGCGTTCTCTGCCCGGCGGTCGGCACCAGAGCGGCCGTCTCGGCAAGCGCCGTAAGTTCAGGATCGGTGTGCGCAAAAACGGGTGATATGCCATACCGGCGATCAAGTAAGGCTCTCTTGTACAAATCACGCGCGCTCACGCTTGCGCGCGCCATGGCGTCCGAAATAATATCTTGCGCTTTACCCGCGATGGTAGTCTCAGGCAGTTTTCCAGCCATGATACGCGCGGTGTCGCCGATTGCGCGTCCAGTTGCGCCCAGCACAGGTGCTCCGGCTCCTATGAACAAGCCAAGGCCGCCGCCTGTCACAGCGTCTCCGGCACGGTTTTCAAAACCGCCCTCTCCGCTGGCAAAACCAGTAAGCGCGCCCAAAGTACCGCCCGTCGCGCTAACTTCAGCACCTCTCGACAGCGCAGACCTTCTGGCGGCCGCCTCTGCGGCTTGCCTTTCCATGCGCGCAGCGACCGATGGGGTGTTTACCGCAAAACTAGGCGTCGCCGCACGCGCGCCGGGGAGGAACGAGCGCAGCTTATTAACCACCGGAGCGACGGCATTTATAGCTTTGGGCACGCCGGGTATCGCTTTTGCAATCTTGGTGACCGGCGCAAACGCGCTAACAGCACCCGTTCCGATCTCGTACAGAGCAGACTCGCTGGGCCTTTCAGCCTTATACGCCGCATACTTCCGCCTGATGTCGTCCAGCGTAGCGTCGTGGTCCGCGCCGAAGAGCGAGCGAACTCTCGCCTCCGCCTCGTCGCCTACGGCCCCCAAACCCTGACCTATGGCGCGAGCGCGACCCGCCCACACTTGGCCGGGCGTCAGGGGCGCTCTGGGCTTGGGAAGCTCCAAACCTTTAAGCTCGTCCGGGGCAGCAGTTTTGTCGCCTTTTAGCAACCTGCGAAGCTGGTCATCCGGCATCTTAAACAAAGCATCACGCTCTGCTTTATCTTGCTTCAACACCCAAGCAAGCGTCGCGTCCGACATGTTCTCAAGGTTAGCCATGCGCGCTACTCGTCCTCTCCGGGGATGGGTATGCCGCGACGCCGAGCCTCGGCGATAAGATCCTCGCGGCGGGGGCGCAGTGCCGCTTTCGCTTTATCCACCGTTCCTTGAGCGCCTTTTAAAGCACTAGCCAAGCGATCCACATAGGTTTGCGCGCCTCGCTTAAAGCCTTGCTCTCCGCTCATTCTATTCAGTGTGGCTATTCCTGCCGTAGCTGCTCTTCCTTCGGCTTCGGTCATTTGCCCAAGGCCTCTCAATATCTCAATAGCGTTTCCGAATTGAGACCCTTTGACAGTGTCGTACAGATCTTTTGCCTGTGCGGCCGGGCTGCCGGGCCAGTTAAAGAAACCAAACCCACCTTTAAAAGGATCCGGCATACCCATGATAGCGTTATAACCGGGATGGTTTATGAGCGTCTCTAACTGTTTGATGGCGTTTTGCGCAGCTTGCCGTCTTTGTGGTAGCGCGGCTTCAATAGCCGCGATGCTTGTTCCCATCTTTTGAGCACGCGCAATTTTTTCTTTGGCTATTGCTTGTTGTTCTAGGGTCTGGGGTTGAAGCTCTCTGATCCTAATATCTTGCTGCGTTTTTTCGGTATCAGCTTGTTTTCCGGCAATGGTTGCCGCGACCACGGGGTCTACGACCTTCCGTTTCGAAAGAGGAATGGGCTTATACGGCGTGCCCGCCGGGTAACGCTTCGGACCATCGGCCATGTTAATCCTCCTCTTCCTCGAGACCATACTCCCGCAGGATCGCTTCGGCCGCGCCAGCGCGGTATAGTTTGTTAAAATCAATAATAGCCTGCTCGCGGTCAGGCCTTCCGACGAGTATGTCTATGTGCTCTTTCGCGGGAGCCTCCACGGGTCTGCCCAAATCATCGACGAAAGTACCGCTGGGAGTTGAGTATAGGCGCGACAATGTATTGCCCTTTTTCCCTGTTTTAGCCGCCAGCGCGAGGATCTCGCTTCTCAGGTCAGTCTGACCCTCAAGCATATTCATCCTCTCTTCTGCCGTCATTTTCTCCAGATCGAGATCGTACTTCAGCGCCAGTTCTTTCTGAGCCTCTTCCGCCTCGCGGCGTGCTTTCTGTTGCTCGGCCAACACCGGAGACACGTTGGCGAGCATGCCCGCGACGCCCTTATAGGGGGTCGGCTGAAGAAAAGCGGCGCCGAGAGCGTACAGTCTCTCGGAGGCCGTGGGGCCCGTGCGCCGCTCCCGCAAGGCGTTGGTGTAGGCTTCGAGCTTTTCGCGCTGCGGTGCCTTTATGAGCGCCCGCTGCGTGTTGAAGTTCTCAAGATTGGCGTTCATCGCGCTGTACAGATTGCGATAGCTCGCGGGAAGCGCAGCGGCAAACGCATCCGGGCGCATCGGAGCGGTAGGCATCGCGGCAACCGCCAGAGGCGATGCGCTGGGCCTAGAGTAGCGCCCGGCTGGCATCGCCACTTGCGCCTCGTCGTCGTCTTCAAGCGGATCGTAGTACGCCATCAAGTGTCGCCTTCTACTTAAATAACTTTCTTCAAATCTTTGAGGATGCCCGCCACCGTCGCCGCGGTGCCCAGCCCAGTAGCCAAGCCGCTCGGCTGGTACTGCTGCGCGTAGTTCAGAGGCTCGATGCCCTGCTCCGTTGCGGCCTTCGGCACCGCGCCCGCGGTGCCGACGCCCGACATGGTCTTGAGGGCGGCGTCGATCTGCTCCTGCGGGTAACCCTGCTGCTTCAGGTAGTCCTGATAGGCCAGCGTGAGGTTCTGCTGGTTCATGCCCTGCTGCGCCGCGCCCACGCCCGTGATGGCGGCGGCGCCCGCCAGACCCGAGGTCTGCGCGCCCGTGCCCAGCTCGGCCAGCGTCTTGGCGACGTCGAGGCCGGAGGTGACGCCCGCCGTGCCCAAGTCGCCAGCGGTCTGCGCGAGCTGCCCCTGACGCGTGAGATCGGCCTGCGCCGCCGTCAGCGCGCCGCCGTAGCCGGTCTGCAGCGCCTCGGCCTGCTTGGCGAGCGTGCTCTCGTAGATGTCACGCAGACCGCGCCCGATCATCTCGCTCTGGCGCGATCCGCCGAACTGGCCAGACCGCACGAAGCGGTCGCTGATCTGCGGCAGGAGCTCCTCGCGCAGGGTGCGAGCGCCCAGCTCGCCGATGCGGTTCGTGACCGCCTCGTTGTAGGGGTTCATGTAGGCGCCGACGTTGCCGTAGGCGGCCTGCCCGGCCTGCTGCAGGTAGGGCTGCGCGGCCGACAGGCCCGACTGGCCGATCTGCTGCTGCGCCACGCCCGTGGCCTGCTGGATGGCCGGAGCGGCGAGACCGGCGGCGCCGATCGTCTGCTGCATGCCCTGCTGCTGGGTCGGCGTGAAGCCGGCGATGCGCGGGCCCTGATACGTCTGGTAGGGCGTCGTCGAAATGGCGCGCTGCCCGGCGAGGAGATCCTGCGCGTAGTTCGTGTACCAGTCCGGCAGCGCCGTCGCCGTGGTCTTGGAGACGATGCCCGTGCCGGCCGGGATCGGCGCGCCCTCGGTGAGAAAATCGAGCAATGCCATTAGGTACGTCCTCCGGCCAGATAGGCCTGTGGTTTCTTAGCGTTTACACTGAAGCGGCCCTTGGCCAGCTCCTTGCCCTTGTGCTTGCGGATATTAGCACGGAAGCGGTCAAGCTGGGCGGCGCCCGCCTTGTTCGAGCCGTTGCCCAGCAAGGCGACGGTCTCGGCGTCGATGACGTACTCGCCGTCGCTCAAGACGGCTGGGATGTCATCGCTGCGGCCGTCGCTGATCGGCTTGGCGGCCATGGGGCCGCCCTTGGCCGCGCGCCGCGGCACATTAGCGAAGAAGGACTTCTCCGGGCCAAAGCCGTAGCGCAGGTAGTCGATGTCACCCAGATCAGCCGCCGTGCGCGCCATGCGGCTCTCCGGCGTCACGCCGCCGCCATAAGCCGGGATGGCCGCGCCCGTCGGCAGTGAGGCCGAGCCGCTGCCAAAGCCCGGCGGCAGCTTGCCCGCGCCGCCGAAGCCTGCCGGGATCGTGCCACCGGCTCCGGTCTGGCCGCCGCTTCCGCCAAACAGGCCGCCCAGCAGGCTGGCGCCCGTGAGGCCGAGGTCGGCGTAGCGGAGGTACTTGTCGAGCGTGGAGGGATCTTCTGCGGGGTCGGTGGGCTTGTTGTCGTAGCCAAGCTGCTCGCCCGTGTCGTAATCCGCAAGACTATCGGACGGAGCAGCCAGCCCGGTAGGTAGAAGAAAAGGAGCGCCATACTCGTCGGTGCCGGGTGTCCGCTCGGCGGTTGGGTTTACTTCTTCGACGCCGGGCTGGTCCGCGTAGGAGGGGCTGTTGGTGATGCCCGAGGTAAGCTGCGCGGGGATGACACCCGCCAACGCGCCCACGCCGGGATAAAAGGCACCGGGCCGCACGAGAGCCTGCTCGATGCCGCCGACCTTAGACACGCCGCCAGTAGACGGGCCGTAGGCGCCGACACTTCCGCCGCCGGGCGTAAACAAACCCTCTGGGCTGGTTGGCGAGAAAAGCGTATTCATGCCGGGAAAACTAAGCCCAGCATCTGTCAACGCGCGATTGATATAAGGGCTCGCGTAAGCCATGGCACCTGTGCCAGCGGCAGACATAGCACCCGAGAGCAGAGACTTTTCCAAGTCTCCTGTCTTCAGCGCCTTACCAAGGGCGCTACTCGCCCCCATAACCCCCATCTGCCCGGCGAGGGATAGCCCGCCTAAACCGGGGGCAGCAGCAAGCCCAAGACCGGCAAGACCGCCTGTGGCGGCCAAGGCCGCGATCATGGGGCCGTACTCAACCGCCAGATCGGTGATCGTCTGCCCCGCCTGCTTCAGGAACGACGGCGTGTAAGGCAGGTCGGAAGCGACAACCTTTCCGCTGGCGTCTCGGATCTCAAAGTTCGCCACGTTGTTGCCGCCGGGCCCCGTGAGAGCGCTTGTCATGCGTCCGATGGCCTGTATCTGCTCCGGCGTGGAGGCCTTGTAAGTCTGGCCAGTGGCCTTGTTCGTGAAGGTATACTCGCCGCCATACGGCAGGCGTGCCACGTCGTAGACGCTGGGATCGCGGCTGCCGCCGTAGCTGCGGACGTCCACGCCCGGCCTGAACATGCTCTCCGAGATCGTCGGGTTTTGCGCCATGTAGGCGCGCACGGCCTCTTCCGGCATGTACTCGGTGCGGATCTCGTCCGAGGCGGGCTGCTGCACCTGCATGGGCGTCAGGATGTCAGGACGATCAAGGCCGACGTTCTGGCCGGCATACTTGCCAACCAGCGCAGCGCGCTGCGCCTCAAGCTGGTTGAGATAGTCCGTGACCTCGGGCGAATAGCCAGCTTGCGAGTAATCGTAGGCCATCAGCCGGTTCCTTCAAGCATTGGATACGCCCGCATCGCCCACTCGCGCCAATCGTCGAACTGATAAGGATTTGGAAGGTTGCGCTGCGAAAAAGGTGTCGCGCGTACAAAACCTACCGCCCAGTCTTGCCAGCGACTCTCGTCCTCGATACGCCCGAAAGACCAAGCATCGCCGACGGAAAGTATTACACTATCCGCCCAGTCCCGCAAAGACATGCCGCGAGGGTCGATCATCCGATCACCGTGCCGTCGGCGGGCTGCAGGTGCGCCAGCACAAGGCCCATCTGGTAGTCGCCGCCGATCGTGTTGCTCTCAAAGTAGAAGCGCAATTCCCGGCGTTGTTCCTTGAAGTATATGATTTGTTCCTGCGGCGTCTGGGGCGTCTGAACGATGGTCTTGCTCTCGCCGTTGACCTCCGGCGCTCTGGCGTTGGCGCGGCCCCTGATCTGCATGGACATGTCGCCCGACTGCACGAAGTCGGGTTCGACGATAAGCACTTGAAGCGCCTTGTTAATCTGCTGCTGGACCGGCATCGAAATGTCAGCCGTCTCGAAGTACGACAGGATGGGCTGCTGGCTCTGGCCGTTGATGGCGTCGGTGCCGGTCTCGTGGATCCAGAAATTATAGGGCTGGGTGAAGGTGACGCTGAACTCGGCATCGGACCCGGTGCCCCCGGTGACGCCCGTTGGGTCAACCGGCAGGACCGTGTAATTGCCCGCATTGGTAATATCCACCGTGTCGATGACGCCGCCGGTCTCGCCCGTAACCGTCAACTCGACGGGGATGGCGAACTGGCCGCCGGAGAGCGTCAGGACGTCACCAGCCGTGTACCCCGTGCCGCCGTCGTCTACGGTCACGCTCTGGGCGATGTAGTTCTGGGGCTCAACACCCGCCATGAGGGGCTTGCGGAAGACGGTCGCGAAAGACCCGGCGCTGCGGCCGCCCTCGGGCAGCGGCGTGTCGTACCATGTGTTTTCGCGCACATTGTAGACCACCGCCCAGTTGGGCTCGGTGGACGTGCCAAACGGGAAGCAGAACCAGATCTCGCCGAAGCGCGGCACCTTGGTCGCGAAGACCTTCTGGCGGTACTGGTTGTTGAGATTGTCGAAGAAGAAATTGATGTTGAGGTTATTCTCGACTTCGCGCACGACGCCGTTAAACATCAGGAAGCGATCCGTGCCGACCCAGTAGAAGATGCCGTCGTACTCGATGACCGACTGCGCCGACAGGATCGAGCTTTGCGTCGAGATCGTGTCGAACTGAAATATCTCGGTGCTGCCCACAAACGACACGCGGATCAGGCTGTCGGCAGACCAGAACAGGCCCGAGGGTGCGTTGCCGGGACCGCCGCGCAGGGCGATGCCGCGCACGATCTTCTGGCTGGTGATGTTTGCGGAACCTGATCCTGCGCCCGTGTAGTCGCCCGGATCGCCCGCCACGGACCACGCGACGTAGCCGTCGTTGCCGAAGATAAACGTATAAGGATGCAGCGTCACGACGCCGCCGGTAAGACTGACCCCGGCCGGCAGCTCTCCGCCACCAGTCGTCAATTCCGTGAGCACTCCGGTGCCGAGAAGGTCACCGATAAAGAGCTGGCCGCCCTCGTCGTTGCAGATGCAGTTCAGGTTCGGCGCCACTTGCGCGATGATCTGCAGCGCCGTCCCGTCGTAGTTGGTGTCGAACTGCCAGAGGTTTCTGGCGTCCGTCGTCAGGGTTGTCGGCGTGCGGTCAACAATCACGGACGTGTTATTCGAGCCGTCTATGTAGAACCGCTCGACCAGATTGGCCGACCCGGCGTGAACGTAGGTGAGCTGGTTCTGCGTGTAGATATACAGCGAGCGAACCAAACCCTGCAGGTACTTGTTGATCGCCCGATAGCCGCCCATCTTGCGCGGCAGGCCGCGCTGAAACCGCACCCAGCGCCCGTCGACGTAGTTATCGCCCTCGAACTTGGTGCCGTCGCGCTTGATGCCCGGCTGAGATGCTATGCGGACGATGTTGTCAGCCATTAGCTGATCGCCACCGCAAAGCTGTAGGCGTCGTCGGTGCTGACCGCGCCGATGGCCGTGCGCGCCACGGCGGGGCTGGCCGCCTCAAAGACCGCGATGCCCGTCGCCGTGCCGCCCAGATTGATGAGCGCGCCGCCGGCAGACGTCGCCCCGGTGCCGCCGTCGGCAATGCCGATCGGCGTGGCGATGCCAGCCGTGGCCGCGTTCACCACATCAGTGCCGTCGCAGTAGTAGATGCCGCGCGCGCCCTGAACGACGTTAGCCTCGGGCGACTGCGTAGCCGTGGCAAGGCCCAGAGAGAAGGAGCCAGTCGTCGCGTTATCGACCCAGTATTGCTGCGTGGTGCCGGGCACCTCAATGACCATATCGGCAACCAGCGTGCCGATGAACTTGTAGGCGATGCGGTTCAGCTCGGCACCGCTCAAGACGTAGGGGCTCGTCTCGCTGGTCAGGTCAATCGACGTGTAGTCAAAGGCAAACACGGCGTCCTGACCGAAGCCCACGGTATACCAGCCGATGCCGTCGCTGTTGACCACGGCGCTATCGCCGGGGCGCAGAACCAGCGTCGAGCCGCCGTTGATCTGCTCGGAGCCAGCCGGGTCGATGGTCAGGTTGCCGGAGCCGCTGTTGCGCGCCGAGAGGAAGAAGCCGTTGCCAACAGTTGCCGCCGCCGGAAGGGTGAGCGTGCCGACGCCACCCTCCCAGACGTACAGGGCCGCGCGGTCAGCCGCGCCCGCCGTGTAGTTGGCGTTGAACGTGACCGTCGGATACGCCTGCGACAGCACGCTGCCCTGCGCCACGAGGCCGTAACCGGCGAGGGCCGAGGCCTGCGCCTGCGCGGTCGCCGCGCCGTAGCGGAACGTGCGCCACGAGCCGGCGGCGGTGGTGTTGTCGGTCAGGTAGATCTGCCACTGCTGACCCTGCTGGATCGAGATCAGGGTGGAACCCGTGCTGCTCTTGATCGTGATGGTGTCGGGGCCGATGTTGTTGAAGAGCGTGGTCTGGCCTACGCCAGTCTGGTCTCCCGGCGGCATGAAGATGGAGTAGGCGCCCGTCGGCGTCACGTCGATGATCCGGGCGGCAACGTCCGGGCCGGTGTTGGCCTCGAGCGGCCATGACAGCGTCACGTCTTCGGTGAGGGCCAGCGCCAGATAAGACACATTCGACGGGTAGATCGTCGTGCCGCCGAAGACCTGCGTGTAGACGGACATTTAAGCCTCCTTGCGAACCGTCGAGCGGTCCAAGATTTTCTTGAGATCTTCGCCGTTCAGCATGGCCGCGGCGCGATCGTACATGGCCTGCCAGACCTGTATGCGCTCGTCGTTCTTGAGAAACGGCGTGGCCTCCAGAAGCGACGCATACAGGAGCAGCTCCGGGGCGTACTCCGTGATCCAGTTGGTCTGAACCTCGTCGCTCAGAAGCGGCGGCAGCTCATAATACAGAACCTCGAAGGGATACTCCGCATCCGGCGTGGGGGCGACAAGCCAGTGACTGTAGTCGTAGTCGCCGTAAAATTGCGGCGTTCCGGTCTGGGTGCTGTCGGGCCAGTAGCTGCGCAGATACTCATAGCCTCGCGTGAAAAGGAACTGGCGCGTGTCGTTGTTAGCGCCCGTCCCGATGTTGATGCTGATCGTGTCGCGCCAGCGATCCGGCTTATCGTAGACCGACAGGCCGACGCTCATGGTGCCCGTGACCACGTTGATAAAGCCCTGAACCTTCAGCTCGCGGGCGATGCGGCGCTCGGCCAGATTGATGAGGCGCGGGATCTGCTCGTAGACCACGGCGTCCGAGGCCAGCGTGGCGCCGCGCTCAAGATAGCGCCGCATGTCCTGCTGCAGCGTCGTGAAGGTCGTCGTGGTGGCGGAAGTCATTTATCTGCCTTTCCCTCGAGCTTGTCGAAGATGCGGGCCAGCATGTGCTTGATCTCTTTCATGTCGTCGCGGTAATCGTTCCGCGAGACATAATCGTGCGGGAGGCTGCGGATGTCTTTATCCAGCCGCTCGACGGCACGATAGATATTGTTGAGGATCCAGCCGCCAAAAAAGGCGGCGGCGCACACGGCCAAGTTGAACAGAACCTGATAATCCATGGCTACTTCAGGTTCCGCAGCTTGTAGATGGTGGTGAGATACACGTCGCCAAGACTGTCGATCAGGTTGGCCACGGCGCGGTTGCCCTTGCAGATTTCCTCGTGGTGCTCCTCGATCCAAGCCGCCTCGGCCTCGAGGTGCTTGAGGATGTCGTTGTCGCTCTTCTCCGGCGCCGGGATCGTGCCGACCAGCTCAAACGCGCCCTGATAGGCCTCGACGATGTTGTCCAGCGCGTCGATCACGTCGTCGTAGAAGTGGCCCAGCGCCTTATGCTGGGCGTAGGACTTGGTGCGCCAGTGGTTCCAGTGCGCCAGATTGCGGCTGTGGAAGACGCGGCTGATTAGGACTTCGATCATCACTCACTCCCAAGGGGCAGGAGAGCTGCTTCAGCCTCTCGCCTCGCGACTAGACCCGGTAGGACACGGCCGCCACCACGGACCCATCTCCTCAACTGCTCTCGCGCCCCGGTCCAGTCACGGGAGTTTACTTTACGGCGCAAGGTGCTGGTCTGAAGTCTACCAGTTCCGAGGTTATAACAGAAGTCCGTCAAAGCGTTGACCGTTTTGACGTCCCCCCGGATCGACGGGCAAAACCGCAGGACTGCGGGCAAATACCGATGCCGCAGCTCGGCCTCCATCAGCGCGTGGGCGTCTTCCTTGCTGATGGGCGGGTCCGCCAGCGTCACGGGCCTGCCGTCGGCGTAGTGCGTCGAGCCGTAGCCGATCGTGGCAACACCCGCCGGGCACAGGTAGGGCTTGGCCCTGAACCCCTCAAACCGCTTCACCAGCTCTATGGCCAATGCCAGATCCATCAGATGCCACGCTTGGCCAGCGTCCGGTCAAGGATCCAGTAGTTCACGACGCCCGACAGCAGGGCCATGTCGTCAACGGACCACAGCTTCGGCATGACATCCACGAAGGGGGCGCCCATGCGCATGGCGTCCCACGCCAAGCAGATTTTTACCAGTCCGTACAGGAGCAGCATGTAATACGTCATAACCGGCCGCACGGAGGCGGACAGGGCGGCGGCCCAGCCGCCGGCGGCCTTCACCATCTCGGTCTGCTGGACGATGGCCGCCTGCAGGGCGCCCATGGCGCCGGTGTCGAGGGTGGACTCCCGCGCGGCGCTGATCTCGGACAGCTTCTGCGCGCCGCGGTTCTTCTCGAGGTCGCACTGCTTGTCGAACATCGACAGTTCGTGGGTGCGCTCGTTCTTCTTGTCGAAAGACTTCAGAACCTCCGGCACGAGGCGAAACACGCCGCCCAGCAGGCTTCCGAAGATGCCGCCTCCCAATAGTTCAAACATCTGCGTTTCTCCTTTTAGGCTGCGGTTTCAATGGGTTGCGAGATGATCTCAAGGTTCTTCTGCAGCCGGACGTCGGCTGGGTTGTGCGCGACGGCCAGCCGCGCCTGCTCGGTGGCGACGTCACGCAGGCCCAGATGCCACGCGGCGATGCTCGCCAGATCGTGCGGCTGGGAGCCCCAGACCTCGGGGTCGCAGGTGTAGACCAGAGCGCGATCGGTGATGGCCAAGGCGCGCATGGCGGCGGCGTAGCTCTCCGCCCAGCGGCCTTGGCGGTACGTCAGGAGGGCCATGGCGCACCACGGCTCGCGGGTGTTGGGCGCCTCGGCGCAGGCCCTGTGGTAGGCCGCCTCGGCGTCCCACGGCCTACCCAGCTCCTCGTAGCACTTGCCCATGACCCGGTAGGCGTAGCACCTCTCGTTGTGCCAAGTGGCCGCGGGCAGTTTCAGATACCGCTCGCATGCGGCTATGGCGTCGCTCCAGCGCCGGTGGAAGGACAGCTCGCGAGCGTAGTAGAAGGCGTTGCGGGGGCAGGCCGGGTCTTCCTTGACCGACAGCTCCAGCAGGTCGAGGTACTGCCCCCGGCTCTTGGTCGGGTCGGGGTGGTGGCTGACCAGCAGCATATCCGTGTCGGCCCAGACCTCCTTCGTGCGCCCCTCCGGCACGGGGTACTCGTGGCAGGGGTGGTGCCACAGGTAGCCCTTGCGGTGGTGGATCTTCTCGTACTTGAACTTGATGCCACAGCCCCAGTCGAAGAAGTAGCGCAGCCGGGTCGTGTCGTCCTTCCAGACGCGCTCGATCTCCT